GATAATATATCCAGTAAACTTGGATCAGAAGAAGAGGTTTTACAAAAACTAGAAGATATTGATATTTTAGAAACGCCATCAGGTGAAACAACTGTAGGTGCAGTTAAAACAACAAAAACAATTATTGATTCTCCAGAGGATGCAGAGAATATGTTTTACTCGGGCCTCGAAGCACGGCTCATGGACCCCAACACGCCAGAGACATTTAACAGCGTAGAAGATTTTTATAAATTTTTACAGAACAAACAAATTTCAAAAAAAGAAGTAAACGATAATATCCTCGATAACTATCTTGCTATTTCTACAAAAAACAAAACACCATTAAAAACAGCAGACATGCTGAAGATTGTGCGTCAAGCACCAATGCGTAAAGTAGAATCAGTTATTTATGGCAATCCAGGTTATGGCGGCAGTAAGCCTGCAAAGTATCCTGGGTATCAAGAAAACGGAGCGTTGCCTGGTAGTTATAGAGAATCTGTATTGTATCTTGATCCAAAGCATATTCCACAAGATCCAGATAAGGTGCCTGGTAGTGTTCATGACTTTTCAGAACGATACGTGATCGGTTGGTCGCGGCTCACGGACCGTACAGCAACATTACCTGTAGAGAAAACACCACAAGGAATCGCAGCAACTGTTGACCCTGCTATGATTAGAACACTAAAACGTAATCAGAAAAAATTAGATACACAACTAAAAGGTTTAGAAACATCCGCTCTTAGAAAACTAGAGCGAGAAGGTTTAGTAGAAGTCGATGATGTTGATAATCTAACAATGGCTGAAATAAGAAATATTTTAGATACTGATACTATGGCAAGACTGCGAAGTATTGATGAGCCATTAGAACAACAGATTCTACAGTTTAGAATGAAGATTGATAGTGACGCTGCCAAGTTACAAAAAATGGAAGCAGCAACAAAAGGTAAAAAAGTTACCATAACATTTGCTGATGAAATACAATCCGATATTTTGCAGCAAGCAAAAAAATTAGAAAATGATTTACGTGAGCAATTAGGCTCTATTCTTGATTTACCAAAAGAAAGAAGACCAGGAGCTCTTGCTGCAGAACGTACACGATACACAGGTGGTGCAAGAAATGTAGAGCCTGAAGTATTAGAGTTTTATACACAAAACGAAACTATCTTTAGACCAATGTTTAGTACAGCAGAAGAGATGCAAGGTTTTGTTAATGAGTTTCAAAAAAACAAAGTAGCTATTGAAGTAGTAGCAAAGGGTGGCCCTGCTCCAAGTGATGAAGCTATCAAAGCAATGAACATCGCTATTGCTAAAGAAAAGAAAATGTTAGAAGAACTAAATGTTGGATTAAGTGAAGGTGCCCTTAAACAATTATTCCCGAACGTGCCATTTAAAAACAGAGATGAGTGGGGAGATATACTAATTAAAAGAGATTTAACAGAGGCTGCTCAACGATTATTTGTTGACAAGGTAGATGGCGCTGCAGAGTGGTATGCGGTATCTCCAGCTAAATTTATACAAGATAGATACAATCAAAGAGGTGGGACAGACACGCCAATACAACAAAGAACAAATGAGATGAAAGGTATTGGCACTGAAGAGTTTTACGGTGGACCTGATAGTGTTGATTCAAAAGGAAAACATTATACATCAACAGTAGAAAAAGCACTAAAACGTGCAGCAAAAGAAAACAACTCTGAGTTTAAGATTATTGAAGTTGATGGCATGGGAAAAGTTTTTGCTATTAAAATTACACCAGAGATGCTACTACCTCATAAAACTCATAGAAAAAAAGGAGGGATGGTGTATACTCCAGAATTAATTGATATATTTGAGGCAGCATAATGGCAGTAGAAAAACCAGTAGGATTTATACCAGAACAAGAACAAGCTATTGAACAAATGGTGGAGATAGAAGGCAACGCTTTTGCTGATGATCTAGCACCTAATGTTGAAATGATGGAAGATGGTTCTGCTCTTATTGGTGAGCAAGAACAAGTTATTACTTCTTCTTTTGATATGAACATTGCAGAAGTTTTAGATGAAGATACTCTTGGCATTATATCTAGTGAATTACGTCAAGCATTTGAAGATGACAAATCATCAAGAAAAGACTGGGAAGAAACATATAAAAAAGGATTAGATCTTCTTGGATTTAAATACACAGAGAGATCACAACCTTTCCAAGGTGCGAGTTCCGTGACTCACCCAATGTTGTCCGAAGCAATTACACAATTTCAAGCACAAGCATACAAAGAATTATTACCAAGTGGTGGCCCTGTAAATACACAAATACTTGGCAATACATCTCGACAAAAAGAAGAACAAGCACAACGTATTAAAGACTACATGAATTATCAGATCACGTATGAGATGGAAGAGTATGATCCAGACATGGATTCAATGTTATTTTATTTACCACTATCAGGATCTGCTTTTAAAAAAGTTTACTATGATGATGGATTAGGAAGAGCTGTATCTAAATTTGTACCAAGTGATGATTTGTATGTACCTTATCAAACAACAGACTTTCCTTCTTGTGAAAGAGTAACACATGTTATTAGAAGAACAAAAAATGATATAACAAAAATGCAAGTAGCTGGAATGTATAGAGATGTAAATCTCTCTGTTATTGATAATCAAACAGCACTGCAAGAAGAAGAAGCGAAACTATCTGGTATTAGAAAAAGTTATCATGACGAAGACTATCAATTATTAGAGATGCATGTAGACTTAAACATTGAAGGTATTGACAGTGATGACGGAATTAAAGTTCCTTACATCGTAACAATAGACGAGGGATCATCAAATATTTTATCTATATATAGAAATTATGATGAACAAGATGACAGAAAAAGAAAACGTCAATATTTTGTTCACTATAAATTTTTACCTGGTTTTAGTTTTTATGGTTTTGGTCTTATTCATATGCTTGGTGGTTTATCAAGAACGGCAACTGCCGCTCTTAGACAATTATTAGATGCAGGAACTTTATCTAATTTACCTGCTGGTTTTAAAGCTAGAGGACTTAGAGTTGCAGATGATGATACTCCTTTACAACCAGGAGAGTTTAGAGATGTAGATGCACCTGGTGGTAGTTTACGAGAAGGATTAGTGCCTTTACCATATAAAGAACCAAGTGGTACATTATTTCAATTACTAGGTTTTTGTGTAGAAGCTGGATCTCGTTTTGCGTCTATTGCAGATCAAAAAGTAGGAGAAGCAGCACAAGCTGGAGCACCTGTTGGAACAACGATGGCGTTAATGGAACGTGGTGCGAGAGTCATGAGTGCTATACACAAAAGATTACACTACGCACAAAAAATAGAATTTAAATTATTAGCTAAGATTTTTGCAGAATCTTTAGATCCACAATATCCATATGAAGTTGGAACTGAACAAATACAAGGTTTAAAACAAACTGATTTTTCAAAAGATATTGATATTATTCCTGTATCAGATCCAAATATTTTTTCTATGGCACAACGTGTTACGTTGGCACAAACACAATTACAATTAGCTCAAGCTGATCCTGGTGCACATAACATGTATGAAGCATATAGAAGAATGTATCAAGCACTTGGTGTAAAAGATATTGATGTTTTACTTCCTGTTCCTTCAGAACCTCAACCTATGGATCCTGGAACAGAAAATGCAGCGGCTTTAAGTGGTCAACCTCTTGTAGCATTTAGAGGACAAAATCAAAATGCTCATGTTGATTCTCATAGAGCGTTAATGTCGTCATTTTTAGTAAAAAATAATCCTCAAGTCATGGCTATTTTACAAGCACATATTATGGATCATGTTAGTATTCAAGCACGGGAAGAAGTTGAAGAAGAATCTGGACCTGAAATAGAACAAATAACTGCTCAATATGGTGGTCAATTACCAGAAGAGTTACAATTACAGATTCAAGAGCGTATTGAAAGTCAAGTTGCGGAAAAAGTAGCAGAAATGACTGATGAAATGGTTCAAGAAGAGGCAGAGGCGGTACAAGAAATGAATCAAGATCCACTTGTAGGGCTAAAACAACAAGAAATTGACCTTAGAGCACAAGATATACAAAGAAAAGCAATGGTTGATGAAGCTCAAATAGGTATTGATGAGAAAAAATTACGTCAAACAGCAAAAATAGCGCAAGATAGAATAGATTCACAAGAAGATATTGCACAATTACGTGCAAATGTTAATTTATCTAAACAAAACAGTAACAATGCAAAGCGCAACAGATAAATTACAGGAATATCTTAACGAGTTGATGAATTTTTCCGACACAGCAGTAACAAATCAAGAAGAACAGATACTTTTAGCGGGTGCAATGATGGGTGTAGCCAAAATGTTGTACCATAACAACCTTACCGAGCAGGAATATAATAAAATTATGGATCATAATGGAAGAGACTTGCTAAATCTTATAAAACCCACTATACATTAAGTATTATGAGTACAATAGAAAAAGTAACAGACACTCTTGATAAAATTAAAGCAATGATATCAGAGAGTGGAGAGTTTGAAGGTCGAAGTAGAATAACATCAGCAAAACAACTTAGTGATATGTTACAAAGAAGATATGATGCGATGCCTGAAGACGATAAAAAAACTTTAAAGAAAAGAGTAAATAGTAGTTTAGCAGATCTTAAAAATATTTTAAAAAAACCTGACAAACCTAATCTTAAAAATAGAGCTAAAGGTGGTTCAATAAGCAAATTAAAAACAGGTGGATTTCCTGATCTATCAGGCGATGGTAAAGTTACAAAAAAAGATATTTTAATGGGCCGTGGCGTTGTTAAAAAAGCTAATGGCGGTCAAATAAATGGTTTAAAAAAAATGGGCATGAAAGTAGGCGGTTTAGCAGGTAGACTGGCTCAACGTGGCTATGGAAAGGCAAGAAGATGAAGTTTAAAAATGCAAAAATGACTA